TTTGCATCTACATCATCAAGTGCTTTAGCAGTTCCATCACCCCAGTAAAACCTTGAGTCATAAGTTGGTGCGTCTGCCTCTTCTGTTATACCTATAGCTTCTTTCTCTGTCTTGGAAGCCAATCTAAGCCAGTTAGCAGGGTAGTTAATATTGTTGTGACTAAATGCCACATCAACTGCTAATGGTTTTCCGTCTAGTTTAAATGCCATAGTTTTATTCTAGTGTATGCCCGTTTATCTAGCACGAGCATTTTTAAATGGTGATTCTGCAAATGCTAAATAAATGTAAGTACCACCAGAAATGTTCATTGCTTGATCGCTATTAGCATTTCTTAATTTAAAACCATTAGACAAAAAATCAAAGTTGTTAAAACTATATTCACTATCAGATAAATTAGCATAAAGAGATTTATCTGTAACATTAATAGAAGACCTTTTGTTATCTACAATCTCCCACGAAGAAGTATTATCAAACCTTTTTATCATTAGCCAAGCTGGTTTAAAACCTGTAAAAACAAACGTGCCATCAGTTGATCCGTTGCCTGTATATGACCCAAACTTGCTATACCCTGCTACTTCGCTGAAACAGTAAGTAATAAAATTTCCACTTGATCTGTTTGTTTCATTACTATTTCCCAAGTAAAAAACATTAGATGTAGGTGATGTATTATTCCATGCACCAGTAAAAGCTCCTCCTGAATCATTTGTTAAATCAAGATAAAGTGCTTTTGTATTTCCTATCTCTGCATGATAAACAGGCCAGTTGTTAGTGTTTCCTCTTTCTTTTACAATAAGTACTTTTGGTGCAACTCCTAAACCATGACCAACAGTAGCTCCAGAGGTAGCATTTCCTGTGTAGGTTATTATAGAAATCCCTGCCGTTGCCGAGGCTCTTACTTGTGACTCAATAGAACCATCAAAATTACTTGATCCAAGAGTTGAGTTGGTATTTATCTGCCCTCCCATTCCAGCATGAGAAGAACATTGATAGTAAAGCGTTGGAGCAGATGCAGCTATTGTTATTGTTACAGTCGCTCCAGATGATCCAGCAGTACCGCTTGTCGTTACTCCTGTTGTATATTCTCCACCTGATTTATCTGCTGCCGTATAGAACCTTAAAGGGTGTGTGGCATTAGAACTGTCAGATTGATCGAAAATATAAGTACCACCTTCTGCAAGGTCAAGAGTTACAGCAGACGTTCCAAAATCATCAAATCTATATTTATTACCAGAGTCAGAAACAACTTTTACTGTATAAGTCTTGCCATCTGTATCACCAGCGTTCCAGTTCCATCCAACAATAGTTGTCCCATTATTATTTGACGCACTTAAATGATAAGGAGTACCAACAGTTATCCCATTTGAATTAAAAGAAACTAAGTCTTGTGATGCTCCACTCGTTTTTTCATCTGAAGTGCTATTTGAAAATAGAACCTCTGCTCTTCCTCTTACTGCATCTATTAAACCATGATTATGAGCTGCACTTCTACTCTTTAACCAAACCCAATCAGGTTTAAAATTTAGTCCAGTAATTGTATGACTACTAGAACCATCACCTGTGTAAAGCAAAGTATCAAAATGTTTATTAGGTAGCAGTATTGTTGGGTCGGGTAAGTTTGCTGAACATAATGCTTTAAATCCTGTTGGTGGTGTATAACTAAATGCTCTTTGTCCAAAATTAATATCTGCATATGCATTAATCCTACTTAAAGGAAAATATGATTCTGTAAAAGCTGTGATATTTAAAGCCGATCCTTGTGATGATCCCTGCCTATAAAATTGAAGTGTTTGACTATCTCCATTATAAGCAATACCTATAACATCCCCACCTGACCATGAACTTAATCCAGTTTGAGCAGAAGCGTTATCTTGAAATATTGTTCCATTCTGATTAAAAAGAATTGATCTATTAGCATTTCCACTTGAAACAATAATTCCAATAGAAGCAGTATTTATAGAAGATAACCTTACCTCCCAATAATATTTTCCAGATGAAGGTAAAGCAAAAGTTGCATAAGCATTAGTTTCTGAACCTACACTTGAATGAGCCAAATTACCATTCGTTAGAGAGGCATTACCTTCGTAAGAACCAGAACTATTTTTATATAAAGGATTAAAAGTAGGAAAATTATTAGTTGGAGTATCTTCTAAAGAATCATTTCCAATACCAGCACTTACAGAAAAATTATTTGGTGTGAAGTTGTTGCCGTTACCGCTTGAATCTTTGCCAAGGGTGGTTGCTGTCGTTCCAGAATTATCTGCAAAATTTAAATAAAATCCATTTGTGCCATAACTTCCTACATACTTCTTAGGATTCCATTGGCCTGTAGTTGCATTTGTTTCTCCAAAGTATGAAGCGTCATACTGAAATCCATCAATAAAATTTACCTCTGCCATATACCCATCAAAACGATTTGTATAGTAAGGATTTTTTCCAAAATAATGTCCAACAGTATTATTAAAATCTGTATCGTGATCTTGTGAAGGATAATTTGATGTTGCTAAAGATGTTACTTGTGTTCCATTAACGTATATTTTTACCCGATCACTTGAAGTGCTTTGTGTTGTGTCAAAAGCAACCACTATATGATACCAAGCACTAGGATCTCTAAAAAGTTGTGTTGTTTGTAATCTAAAATCATAATCTGTGCCGTAATCAAATACGTTTAGAGTATTATCACTATCAAAGCGTATGTGACTTGTAGCACTTGAAGATGGTGTAGCAATAATTAATTGTTGATCTCCACTTAACGTACACCTTTTTATCCAACTACTATAAGTAAAAGTTCTACGATTACCAGCACTACTAGGTGTCCTATTTAAATTTGTATCATCATCATCATTAAACCTTAAACTACGTTCTACTGTGTAAGCATCAGTAGCCCCAGAAGCTCCGACTCTTATAGCATCATAAAAACCCATTACTTAACGTCCAATGAAACTGCACAATGTATTACGTTACTGGATAAAATTATGTAATCTATTCGATCTACCGCAGCAGCCGTTGTTGTGAGTGTTGGTGCTGTACCGCCTACAAATTTAAATGCACTATTAAATGAAGCTGTCCTAGACCCTGTACCGTCTTGCGTAATAAATATTGAACCAGCCTGACCTACGACTTGGTTACTTGGTGCTGCAAAGGTTCTATTACCTCCCAGCGTTACTGAATGATGACAGGCTGTTGCCATATCAATTGTTATTGTTGCTCCATCAGAAAGGGCTGTGACGTTAGCCGCTGCTCCTCCTGTAAGTGATATTCCTCCAGATTCAGTCTCTAATTTTTTTACATTATTAAAGTAAAGATCAACTCCCCCATTTGCAGTTGCTACTAAATAAACCTCATCAGCCGTATTTTGTTTTAATTTAAGTGTATCCCCTTTTACTACTAGTTCTCCTGTTGTATTAGCAACAGTAGAATCTGTTCCATTATGGCTTAAAGTTAAATCTCCACCAGTTCCAAATTTAGCTGAAGCATTATCAGCAAACTCAAGTGCATTATCTGATCTATCAAAAACAACATCCCTTCCAGCAGTAGCACCATCAAATGTTACATCTTCTTGAAATATATTTGTAGAAGTAAAAGTATTTGCTGCTGATAATCCAGCATGACCAAAGTTTGTTGCACTTACATCACCTAAAGTAACAAAGGCATTATTAGCAGAATTTCTAATTTTTAAGGTATTACCATCAATATGTGGAACATAGGCCGCAACACCGATTGAGGGGTCACCAGAACCTTGATTAAGTGTAGATAAAGCTGCAATTATTTGATTTAATTTTGTACGAACTACAAGACCAGTACCATTATCAACGGTAAAACCTGATCCTCCAGTATTATCAACTCTTGACATTTAATTTACAGTAATTTCTTTTATTGTATCTGAATTATCCACCTTTACCAAAACCGATTGCAGTAAAGTTAAAGTTTCGATCTACAGAACTGCCAGAACTATTTTTAAAATGAACAGTAAAACCAGTTCCAGTAATACTTGAAAGCTCGAAGAAATCGCCAGAGGCCATATTAAATGCTGTAATTCCTATCGCTGGCGGATTTGAATTTGCACCTAATAATGCACTTGTACCAGAGAAAAATGGACTGTTGAATGTTATCGCTTTTGCTCCTGCTCCAGAGGCAATAGTTGTTGTACTCTGTTCTGTTCTTCTTTGGAATTCTGCAAAATATCCAAGTTGACTGACCCTAATATCTTGGTTTGTGTCTTTTGTTGTTAAGACACATTTAAATTTAAATGCTCTGCCTTTAAAAGTACCATTTGCAAACTTTTGAAAACCTGAGTAAGAACTGGCATCTTGAGAAGTTTGAACAAAAATTTCTGCATTTGTATCTACAGAGCCAGTACCATCAAAATCTTGTCTAGCATCTAAATCTGTTATTGAATCAAATAAATCTGTTGAATATACAGAGGCGGTTTGTATTATTTTTCTTAAATCAAGACTAAATACAGCACCTAAATCCAAAGTTTCATTAAATAAATATGTTCCTGTTGTTGATACTCCACCAATGTCATCAATAGAACTTTCTGCATCAATATCTGTACTATCATCGAAGTTACCTGTTCCAGCTAAGCTTATTACACCAGTTCCAGAATCAAAACCCACATTAGTTTTTGACCCTTGAAATGCTGGGCTGTCCTGATCTTCTCTTCTTGCCTGTACTAATAGTTTAGGTTGTGCTACTGGTAAATCAATAACAATAGAAGTTTCTCCTGTGCTAAAGCGGTTTCCATCGTCTTGTGCCTTAAGAATATATTCACCTTCCAATAATGGAACAACTTTTTCTGTTGATGCTCCACTCAAAGCGAGTACAAGGTCTGTTGCATCTGAAAAATTTGCTGATCCGTCTGTTTTAGGGCTGTGACGTACATGAATACGTCCTCCAGCACGAACATCTGAATCTGTAACAGCATCCCATCGTAGTCTTATTTCCTTATCAGAAATAGGTTCATAAGTTAAATTTGTAATATCAGATGGTGGTGCTGTTTTACCTACAGCAGTAAATGTTAAAGTCGCTGGATTTCTTGATGGTTCTCCTAAACCATTGAAACTAAATAATCTAAATTCATAACTTCCAGCTTCATTATTTACTATCTCTGCATAACTTGATACTGTTTCTATTTTTGTAAAACTTCCATTATTAACTCTGTAATGAAGCTCATATCTTGCTGCCCCTGACTGTGTTTGCCAATCAAGTAATATTTTTGAAACAGCTTTATTATTAATTAATACAATTTGTTCTGTTGCCTGTAATCCTTCGGGTGGGTTTAAAACTTGAGTTAAACTACTGATATTTCTTGTCGGCAAAGCTGTACCATCTTCAACAAAGGCATATTTACCCTCATTATGTTCAAGTGCTGTAATAGAAAAAGTTAAATCTTCATTTTCACTTATTGAGACAACTTTCCATGTAGAAGTTTCTAATGTTGAATTTTCTAAGACATAAGGTGCATTTACGTTTGGTGCTGTAGAAAATGCAGATGATACAGTTATTGTTTTTCCACTTATACCGCTTATGGTTTTTGTCTCAAGTGATCCATCAGGTAAAACTACAGATAAGGTTGGACTTAAAGTAAGACTTGGAATATCTGTTGAATCTTCATCATCTAGTACAACAACAGTAGTGCTTGTGACAGAGGATAATAAACCACCTCTCCTAACCCCTGATTTTAAACTGTCTGAAATTTCAATAATATCTCCACATCTAACCAAAACACCAGCAGCCGAAGTAGTGGCAAAAGAACAAGTTTCTCCAGAATTTTGCTCATTGAATAAAAACCATCGCCCCAATCTTGCAGCTTGACCTCTTGATGTTGTAGCAAATGCTTTAATGTTTTTTGTTCGTACCCCATACTTGGTTTGTGTTGCTGCGTCAGCTTCGACTGTTTCAATATCAAGTTCTTGTGTTGTCATATCAAAATATTGAACATGAATAACTGTATGCCTTGTCTTTAAACTTGAACCGTTATAAACAAAACCATCTTCTGTAATATTTGAATTATTAAAAATATATTTTGTTGCCTGACCTTCGGCATCTTGCTTAATAGCTACAGTTCCATCCGCATAAAAAGCAATGGCTCTCATTGCACTACATAAAGCGTTGATGACGTTAAATGCTTCGTCTTGTTGTGTGATTGATATATTTACAGAGAAGCGTGGCTCCGTAGATCCTGTACCAGAACCATCATCAACTAAAACTCCACAATATTCACTAACAGTTTTAAAAGTAAATTTATCAAGAGAGCTTTCTTCAAGATTGCACCCATAACGATCATTAATTAGCAAATCATATAAAATCCAAGCTGGGTCAGAACACCATTCTTTATCAGCCTTAAATGTTCCATTCCAAGTTCCAGCATAAGTTAGATTGCCATGTGTAGCATTTACTGAGGCATTTGACGGAATTTTTACCTTTATTCCTCTTATGCGGAAGCGTCTATTTGGGATTCTTGGAAATTTCTCTGCACTAAATCTTAAAGCTGCATGAGCAGTATTTGGATAGGCATTTTGAGTCATAATTATATTTGTTGCACTTGAAAACCTAAAAGCATTAACAGTTCTTGAATCTGTGCTGTCTGCTGTTACTCTTTCAACTCTTATCTGAACAGGAAAGCTTGTACCAGACTTTAAATTTATTAAATAATCTCTGTTGTAGGCATTTGTTGATCGTCCTTTTACTGTGTCATTAACTGCTGTTGTAGTTGTGCCATCATTTTCAATAATTTTAATTAATAAATTTACCTCTGTTCCATCAATACCACCCTCATTGTTAAAAACTTGCATAGAGGGAAATTGTAAAGTCACCCTTACTGCATTAATGGTAGATTGAGTTACTGTATGTGTTACTGGATTTGTTGTTGTAACAACTGTTCCAATGCCTACTTCAGTTTCAATATTTTTAATACCAGAGATAAAAGTTTGATTTGCTGTGCCTTCTCTGAACTCAAAACCAACATCTTGAAAATTAAAATCACTATCATTCGGTGCTGTAACACTAGCAGCTGATTGTAATATTGGAGTTTTATTTAAGAAAATATCTTTTTTAAAACTATTTATATATGCTGTTGAAGTTTTATCTGTGATGCCATTTTTTGATGCTGTTGCACTTCCCTCTATTTCTCCTTCAGAAAGTAGTTCCACTATTGTATTAAATTGTTTTGAAGATAAGGCTCCACTTGGTAAGTCAGGATTAGAAAAAGTTGTACTTTGGTCAAATTCTTTAATAGACATTAATTTGTACCCTCCACTTGAACTGTATCAATACCATTTGATACCACTATAGAACCAACCAAGATTTCACCATAAGCAACATTAACTGGAATACCAGCTTGGCTAATATTTGTAAGCCCTGTGAATGAATAATTTGAAGCTAAAGCCGCAGGGTCAAGTGGATCTTGTCTTGATTGTTGATTTTGGTTCTCCTGATTATTTGAAATTAAATTATTTACACCCCTTACTATTAAATCAGTTGCAACATAAGTTATTACATATTGAAGAACTTTTTTCTTTACATATTTTCCAACAACATACTTTACCCCTGCAAATACTAATCCTAAGATACCACTACCATGAACTATTGGAATGATTTTTATATCCTGTTCTGTCTGCATATTGATCGAATCCTGTGTTATTTTTTTATCTCCTACTTGAACACAATAAATCTGGTTTGCCATCTTCTCCTCAAGACCCTTGAAGTTACAAAACAAAAAACTAAAAGCCTGATGTGGTGAAGTTACATCAGCCATAAATTCAGATTGTCCTGTATATTTTCTTAAAACACCGTAAATTTTTATTTTTTTAAGCATCATCTTTGGGTGTTATTACAATCATTTTATCTAAATCTGGACAAACTAAATAAAAAGGTATTTGAATTGCATCACAACTAGATATATCTGGTTCTGAAAATTTTAAAATATTATTTGGATGACTATGGACTATTCCAACAACTTCTCCTTTATCTTCTCCATCGGCATAGTCAAAAGGATTTATAACAAAAGTATTTGTTTCAAATTCATGGGCAGCATTTTCACACTTAAAATATTCATACCCTTTTTCTGTTTTTAAAAATAAACCACAAGATTCATTTGGTTGCTCTTCTTTTGCATGAGCAATAGCTTGTTTTTTGCAGTGTTCATTCATTAATTTACAAAAGTTCCTACACCTTCAAAATCTTTTCTTGTTACTTGTCTTGCAGGGATTCTTTTATTTTGCATATCAAGCCTGTTAACTAACTCAAACTGTACAGCATCCCTTGATTCTTGTATTTTTCTATCTATAAAATGAATCTCTTTTGGAAATTCATTTGAACTTGGTGTACCGAATGGGTTAGTACCACCGCTAAAATTTGAAGCATCTAAAGCATCAGCAGTTAAAGTTCTTCTTGTAAGTTTTGCATCTAATAAATCATTATGTGGAGTTACTAAATTTACTGAGGCAAGCAAGTCTGTTACTCGTATTACTGACCCTAATCTTGTAATACCGCCTAAATTGCTCATAATAATTTGTGGTCTAGGGATTTGTCCTTTGCCAGTATATTCATAGCCAGAGGCAACAACTGGGAATCTTTCATAAGTGTTTGACTGCCAAACAATATTGGCATAACTATCAATATTAGTTCCAGCATGGAATCTGTAAATGGTCGGAACATTAGATGGATTTCCTGTCGCATAATGCAAACCCTCGACAAGCTCCAGTTCAAAAAGTTCGATTATTGAATTTGGATTAATTTTTTGTAATTCAGAATGTGGTATAGCCATCAGGGTTCAAATACTTCTTTAAAAGTTAAATTCATTGTTACTCTCGCATTTACAGGAATTGAACTATTTCTTCTAATACAAATAAAATTTCTTGCAGATGATTCTCCTCCTATTGTGTACTGAAAAGCATCTTGATCATCAAAACGTGCATTGAGAAAAGTATTAATAGTATCTGCATCTGACTGTGAAATATTAAAAACTAAACTTACTTGATAATATCTCTTGTTTGCTGCAAGTCCTCTAACTAATCTTTGTTCATAACCATCCCCAAGTTTTACAACGATATTATCTTGTTCAATAGATTGCGTTTCTCCGTATGCTGGTTTTATTGATGGAAAAGTTGCCATTATGCTAATAAACCTCCGTTACGTTTTTCTTTAACAAGTGTTTCTTGCACTACAAGAGCTATTGTTTGCCCAAGTTGTTGTGATAGTGCATCATCACCTTCAACTGAGCTGCCAGAGGCATCTACTGATACATTAACAATATTAGTAATGCTGTTCCCACCTCCTAATTTGTTATTTGGAATTATTGTACCAGCAGAATTTGGAACAAAGAGTTCTGGGCCACGTTCACCAACTAATGATGCTTTATTAACAGGCGGCCTTCCACCAGTTGCAAAACCTTGTGATGATTGCAAGAAATCTGAGGCAGTATTTATTCCAAGATTAAGACCAAAACTTGATCCGCCACTACTGCCTTTAGAAAAAATATCATTTAAAAAATTACCACTATTTTTATTTTTATTACCTCCGAAAATATTACCTAAAAATCCACCTATTTTATTTCCTAAACCAGCCGTTGCTTGTTGTAAAGCTACTTCAATAAGTTTTTGTTTTAGTTGATTTAAAACACCAATAGCAGCTTCACCTAAAGTCTTTGTACCGTTTACCGCATCAGTTAAGTTAGAAACAATACTTTGTTCTATTCCTTGACCAATCTCCATAAATTTTTCATTTAATTTATCTGTTTCAGATTTAACATTAAATAATTTATCAGCAAATTTATCTGTACCAAGAGAAAGGCCATCAACTAAAAAGTTTGTTTGCTCTAACCCAGTATTAAATAGTTCATTAAAAGTAACTGAACTTTCAATAGCTGTTGTTGTTTTCTCGGTGCTTTGTTTAATTTTTTTTGCTTTTTCTTTGGCATCTTCTACAATTTTTTTTCTTTTCTTTTCTTCTTGCGTTTGTTCTTTACTGTTTTTAAGTGTTAATGCACTTGTAATAAGTTCTTTTTTCTTTAAATCAAATAATTCTTGAAATTCTTTTCTGGCTTGAGGATTTGTAATGCCTTCAAATCTTCCGAATTTTTTACCTTTTCCAAAAAGCTCTTTAGTAGCTTCATCCCTAGCTTGTGTTTCAATTTCAATTGCTGTTTTTTTACCTAATTTGTTGACAAGACCAATACTTTCTATAAAGGTTGAAATTTGTTTAACAGCAGCAATACTTATATCAAGCACAGCCTTTATTTCATCTTTAAGCTCTTCTCCTATCGTTCTTGCCAAAGTATCAATGGTATCTTGAAGAGTTGATAATTTTCCATTCAAAGTGTCAGCCTGTGCAGTAGCACCACCAGCAAACGTTCCTCCTTTATCTGTTAAATTTATTAATGCTTGCGTAACAAGATCAGCACCTATTTTCCCTTTTCTCATAGCAGATTCAAATTCTTCTCCTTGTAATCCAGTTATTTTTTTGAGTTCAGTCGTTATATCAACACCTCTTTCTAATAACTGTAAATTTTCCTCTTGTTGCAGTTTTCCTTTTGCTCTTATTTGTCCAAATGCTGTTGCAATACCTGTAAGATCAGCACCAGTAGCACCAGCTACATCTGAAAGTCTTTTTGTTGTATCAACTAATTCCTCTGTTTGAAAGCCAAAAGCTTTTAATCTTTTTGTTTGTTCAATTAGTTCACTACTTGTAAATGGTGTGACAGCACCAAAGTCTTGTAATTCTTTTATTATTTTATTAGTTTTTTCTAGTGATCCTGTTAAGACTTCTAAACTTTTTCTTTGTGTTTCAAGTTCAGCAGTTTTGACAAAAATAAATCTTGCTGTGCCAACAACTGCTAATGCAGCGAGCAAAGGTTTTAATGCTCCTAATAAACCCTTCACACCCCCAGATGCCGCTTTTGCAGATCTTCCAGTATCTCTTAAAGATCTATTTGATTTGTCTAATCTTCCTTTTAATTTATCTGTAGTTTGACTTAATTTTTTTGTTTGGTCATTAACTCTTTTTAACGGTGTTATCGCATTTTGAGCATCAACTATTAATTTAACCGTTGATTGAGCCACAGAAACAAATAACCTTTATTATATATTACCTTGATTTAGCTTTTTGTCGTTGCATTTCTTTTTGCTCTCTTTCATTCTTGTAATCATAATATGCAGCCCAATATACAAGCTCCTCTTCTGTTAAAAGATTTCTGAGTTCAGTTAAAGTTTTACCAAGTTCTGTTGCTAGGAAAAATTCAAAATTAAGCCAATTATCCCCTTTTATTCTTTTTTTGCTGAATCAATATCAACCTGTATATCCATCATAAAAAGCTCTAATTCATTTAATACTTTTTCTGGTAATGATCTTTGTAAGATAGGTGCATCTGACATATCAAATGCAAGTGAGCCATCTTCTTTTTGTGCTGTCTGACATAAAAGCTGTGTTGAAACAACTAAACCTTCATCACTTCCAGCTAATTGTTGTGCCTTTTTTCTATCAAATCTGGTAATTGGTGGGAAATATAATACAGATAAAACTTTATCATTAGAATCTTTTAATTCATATTTGCGTCTAGTGGTCATTTCATCTTTAAACGCATTGATGAGAATGTCTGCTGTTCTTTCAGTTGCCATAATTGGGGTTGATTAATAAATAAATTAGATAGCTGATGTAATAGTGCCAGATGGTTTAAATGTAATGCTAATAGTGTTTACATCACCCATAGATGAACTCTGTTCAAAGCTAGTAATAAGACCGCTAAAACTTATTTTTTTTGCAGTAGCACCACTACCACTATCAGGGAAAAGTTCAAAAGCTGCTGTTCCTAAATCACCAGTTGTTAATACACCATCAACAAAAGTTGCTGTTTCACCAGATGCCGCAGCGTCATATACTAACTCAGCAGAACCCTCACCCTCAATAAGTCCACCAACAAA